TAAACCTTGGGCCTTGTCTGGGTTTGGGTTTTCATCAAAAATTCGGGAAACCTTTGTTTGAACCGCAGAAGCCGCCGACGTATAATACAGATCGGCAGTGGCTTGTTGGGCGATAAGATTTTGTCGCTGAAACGCCACCAGTGTTGAACTGGCCAGTCCAAGTACACGCTGTTGCGCTTGTGCCGCCCCAGCAATCCCAGCCGGTGTGACCGACGGAGCCTGAACCGGAGCCGAACGTAACGACACGCCCTGGCCTCCATACCGTGGTGTTCGAGATGCTAAGCTCATCGACCCCCTCGCATTGAATAATACGACGTAAGCCCCGCCAACGGAGCCCCAAGCAATCCGCCTTGTCGAGCTTGTCCTGCGGCGTAACCATATTGTCGAGCTTGAGCTCGTTCTTGGGCAATGCTTGTTCGCAACCCAAGCTCTCGGGTGGACGTAAACAATTTACCCAAGCGATCGGCTCTGGCCACCTTACTAACGTCTTCGGTTTGAATAGCCTCAAACGACCGACCAGATACCCCGGCTGAGCCAAACGCCGCTTGTTGCGCCGACATAACCGCCCGAAGCTGTTGCTGCCGTTGTAACTCGTCCTCCGCCGCTTGCGTTCGCTCAGCTTGCATTTGAAGCTCAAGCTGTTTTGCTTGCAATTCAGATTGTCGTTTTTGAAACTGAGCCATGTTTGCTTGCGCTTGCGACTGGCTATACGCCGAATATGCTGAAACTGCTGCGATAATTGCTACAAATGGTATTGCCATGATTACTCCTATTTTACCTCAATTAGTACACCTAAGACAATAAACTCCAACGGTTCTGTTTGCGTAATGGTGATTGTTGGTTCTCGATCGACACCGTTTAGATACACTTTTTTGTACCCGGAAAACGTTTGGATAGGTGAGTCGAATAAATCTCCGAATTGCCGAAACGCCGGCTCATAAGTATTATTCAAAAATTGCACCTGAATGTTTCGAGAATTGTGTAGCCGAATCTGAGCACTAACAAGCCGCCGATATTGGCCCGCCATTGAATAACCGCCAAGGTCCACGTCCACAGGCAACGTCTCTATACTCGCCGAAAAATTAATGCCCGCTTCAATCGCACTAACTTTTTGGGAGCTTGTAAAATTCCCACTCGCCACCGTAACATTTTGCAATATGTAATCGTCGCCCCGGACCTTGACCGTCTCACCGTCCAAATGGCCATAGCCCGTCCACGTATCTGTAGGCGAGCCGCTCGTTGAAAGTTTGGAAGCGTCCATATACGCAGCTTCGTTAAACTTCTCAATATAGCGTACCGTACTTCCATTGATTGTCCGTTTAACAATTACATAAACTGTTTCGTCCACAACGGTAATGTCCTCAAATTCACCCTCAGTCGTAAACAAACTCCATGCGGCCAGTCCAACAGAACGCAATGCGCTAAACACGGCAATCGTCCCGTCGGTATTCAATAAGTACACAAAATCAGCCGGGACCGTACTGGTCGCTTTTCGCACTACTAAACTGCGAGACGCCTTAATTAAATGCGACGAATACAACGACACGTTGGCGGCGTTGTAACTTTTCTCCACGTCGTTGTATAAAAACTCTCGAATAACACGGCCATTGTTCTGCACAAATATCGTGGCACCGTCAACCGACACCGGCGTAACTGCACTAGCTCCGTGGCCAGTAGCCGGCAAGACTGAAATGTTTTCGGGCGTAATTGGTTCAGTCTCACGGTTGGGCACATAATACTCTCCCGCCGTTGTAAAAATCTGAAACGTGCGCCCGGGGTATATTCGTTGAATTGCATTAAGCTCGTCGCTATCCAGAGTCACATCAATTGCGTCGGCGGCGTTACTGCCATTAATATCAAAATTATAAAAGTAACTAACCTTCGAGCCCCATAGCGTTTGCGGACGCGCCTTGCTTCCGCCAAACCACAACCGAGATTGATAAAACGTTAAACTCGCTGGCCACCCACGACTTGCGCTCCACGCCGGCTCATAACCAGATTCGTACTCCCAATCCCCGCCATTAATCGACGTATCGGGAAAGTCAACGTGCACGTCTCCAACAACTTCAGTTGCGCTAACATATTGAGTGATAAATAAAATCCCACCCTTTTTCCCAATCACATATTGATTAACACTGCCTGCGCTAAAAATACTTTGCGTTGAAGTAACGGTTACGTCTCGACCGCTTGCTGAGCTCAAAGTCAAATGGTTTGTCGCCGGTTCAGTCACCGTAACGCCGTTAAACGCATACACCGGTATGTGCTCAAATGTAACATAGGCCGCTGTCCATGCTGTATGAGACGTGCGTTGAATTTGAATCGGCTGAACATCGGGGTGTACCAAAAGCAAGGTGTCCGCCGATTGTGTAAAATCCATCTCTTTTATTTGGTCCAAGGTTAAAGTTGAGATCGGCGAGCTTGTTAGCGTCGTTTGTAAAACATCGTCTTTATAAACTTTTAACTCGCCAGCCGTAAACACCAACAGATAAGTTTGAATATTGTTAAACTCAAAATTAATCAAGCGAGCTTCTTGGTTTGACGTCGTTGCCGCCACGTATTCTAGCCCCTCTCGCCTAAACGCATACCCTTCGGGGCTCACGTATACATTGCGCAATTGCTTGGCTGAATCGGCGTATCGCTCACGGCGAATATCCATAATCGAAGTGGCGTTAATCTCACCCCCCACAAACGATCGCTGCGCCGCTATAAGTTTTGTTTTACGAGCCATTAGCCCCTAACCGCAAGGTAGCTCTGCGTTCCGGGGGACGTTCCTGTGCCCCCTGAGTTTTGAGAATCTATTAACTTAGCGTCAATCAACTGCTGCTTTAATAGATTGCCATATACCGCTGCTTTATCAGCGTCTTCCTGTAACGCAATGGCCAATAAACGAGCCAGATCAAACTCAAGCGCACGCGCAAAGTAGGCAGGGAATTTATGCTCGGGCGGCGAAAACGCATAAGTAATTTTCAATTGCGTGGCGTTACAATAAATTTTATCCTCATGAATCTCGTAATCTAGGGTAGGTGGGTTTTTCTTAATCAGCCTTAAATAGTTAGTCGGCAATTGAAAAGCGGCCGAGAAACCATATAGCGGAGTAGCCGCTAGTTTATTAAGCTCTACTTGGTTAATCGCAAACCGCCAAGGATGGCTCTGTAACAAGCCATCCCTAGTGGTGCTATATAGCGATTTACATAATTTAGCTTCACGCGTACTATCTGAAAACGACGTTATCTCGTCGGCTCCAATCAATAATAACGCGGCGGTGCATAAGCTAATATCTGTAATCGCCATAGTTATTAGTTAGTGTCCGTAGCCGTAATAACCAAACCGTCAGTGACGTCAACCACGCCGCCAGTGTTGCTGTTAACAACATTGAAGCTGTGGACGGGCGTTCCGCCAGTTGAAGACACAACAAGAATTATGTCGTTCACTTTCAAGTTTACGGACCGATCATTAAAATAACCGGCTGCTCGGATTACAGACAACGCATCGGGCGAGCTGTAAATGAACAAATCGGGAGTGTCCTGTCCGTACTGAGTGATTGCTTTAAATGAATTAATGTCGAATGCCATTTACCTGTCCTCCTTATACATATGACTCGTCAGTAGTAATTTTAACCAAACCAGACGCATCGATAACGCCAGCCTCAGCCGAAAAGTACATAACAATCTCGTCAGAAATAGTATTTGCGTTATACTCTACGCGCATAGTGAAGTCTCGGTTCATGACGTAACCGATCGCATCTCGCACATACGCAAAGTTTGTTCGGTCATTAGTCGCCAAAGGTAACCCACCTTCTGCTCCGTTATTGCCAATGAATTTGAAATCAAAGCCGTAAAAGCTAGAGATGCTACCATTCACCAAAGTTTTGACTGCGCTTGTATCAATCGTTTTAACATCGGTTTCTTGAGTCAAGTGGTGTTTGCCCCGTGCGCTCGCAACAATGTAACGGCCTTCATCCGGTACACCATCTTCGTCAAGCAATAAAGCTGCTTGAGCAATCATCGCAACGTTTAGGTTGTCGTTACTACCAGATATGTTTTTAGCAACAGTTTTTGACGGAGAAGCTGCAACCAAAGCGTCAATGATGATCTGGTCTTCTTTTCGGCGACACGCTCCAGTAATTGCTGGTTTTAACTCTGCAATTGCGTCGTAGTTAACTTCGCTTTTTAGGAAATCATCACAAGATACACGCCCAGCGTATCGTTTAATCGTGATAGTAACTTTAGAAACCGGGGGGTTACTCTGTAAAACTTCCGTACCAACAGAGTGCTCAGTCATTCGGATCGCTCCGTAAATTGGAAACTGATGCGATTCGCCGCCAGTAGTTTTAACTCGTACGGTATTTCTTAATGTTCCGCCTTCTTCAATAAATTCGTGATGAACATCCGATTCAAACGTTTTGAATTGGATAGTGTTTAAAATATTATATGACATGGTTTATCCTCAATTCTTAACAACTAGTACAACAGTCGAATTGGGTTATCGCCACTTAGCGGGCCTCATCTGCCATTTAAAGTTTGGGTCAACTTTAGTTTTTTACGGGCTTTAAAAAAAGGTTACCATAAAAAAACTACAAACAGTATAACTTACTTTTTTTTAATTGTCAACCGGTATGCCCGCCGCTTGAAAGTATTTTCGCATTTTGCCTAAATACTCTTCTTGTTTTGCGGGGTAAGCCTCAAACAGATGACCATTTTCTTTCTGATACTTTCTAGCTTCTGATAAAAGCTCTTCGGCCGACTGTTTTGACACAGCCGATACGTTGCCCGACGGAATAGTTAGCTTTTCTTTAACTAGATTCCGGTGTAAAAAATCCAGTGCCTCTCCGGTCGTAGCCATGCTATCCAGTATTTTTTGATCGGCTTCGTTCAATCCCTTTTTATAATTATTGAGCTCGCCAAGCACTTGCTCTTTTCGGTGCCCAAGCTTTAGCAACTCGTCCTCTGGCTTAACTTTAGACGCTTCAATCGACTCTAGGTAACTTTCAAGCACCCCTTCGGCTTGCTCTTTATTTAATCCGTTTTTCTTAAAAACGTCTGCAAGGTACGGCAAATCCAAGGTCTCACTTAACCCTTTGTACTTTTCCAATTGCCCGCCCTCTTCAAAATTAAAATCGTAATTATCTGGTACTTTATACTTATCTTCGACGTCTTTAATGTTCTTCCGCAACTCCCCAATGTATTTACTTTGTTCGCTATACGCCGCCGCTAAATCGCCAGCAGTTTTATATTTACCGCCCAGCAAGTCCACAGTTTCAGTTTCAGCATTAACAACTTCTTCCGGTGCTTCTGTTGCTTCTGTTGCAACACTTTCTGCTTGCACGTTTTCGGTTTCTACACTTTCTGTTGGGGTTTCAAGTAATGACATTAATTAGCCTCCTTAGCTTTATTTTTTACCTGCTCTAAAAGTCGTTTAAGTTGTCGTACTACACTGTTCTGTCCTTCTCGTTGTGCTGCTGCCATTAAAGTATTCCCGCTATCGGGGTGCACCATTTGTATTACCGGCTTCCCGATCGTGTTATTTTCCAATATTTGTAATGCTTGTTGCCCGTCTGGGGTTCGAAATAGCCGAAGTAATACTGCCTTTTCTTCGTCGCTAAACGGAATCTGTATCATTACCCAACCTCCGGTGCCGCTTGTGGCGTTTGTTGGCTTAATTGCTCTTGCGCCATGGCCATAATATTTTGCTGAATTTGAGCCGATTGCTCCTCGGTCGGTACTATGCCCTCCGGTAGGCTCAAATGCGTGGCAATTTTACGTGCGTATTCTGCGGTATTTAAAACCGTTTCTAACATTTCTGGGCCTTTAATCTCCATCATATGCCTTGAATAGCGCATAAGGCTCAAGATTTCTTCCTCTTCTTGCAACGTGGCCAACGGGGACAAACTCTGAACGTCAATCTCAAGCCCATTTACCCGAAACATATTTAACTCTATCATCGGGTTGCCCTCTGGGTCGATCACCTTCTCTAAGCATTTTAACGACACGTCAACCGTTTTTGCCACAAGCTCCCGAAACAGCCGCCCAAACGAAGAGCCTGATCGATTAGCGTATTCCTGCTGGCGAATCGTTTGCTCGGTAGCAGTTTTTACTGGGGCGTCAATCGGGCCTAGCGGGTCGGTAAATAGCATCTCGTTAATGTTTTTCCGCAAGTCCTCGACAATAATTCGTTGTAAATTAGAATACGGCGGTGGATTTAAGTATTGTATTTTGGGGCCGGCCATATCCCAATACACTGGTATTGCGATTGCCGGTTCCAGTTTCATGTTCTCTAAACTCATAACGCCATCGTCACCAACAAGCAACGGCGGCTGCCCGGTCATTGCTGCTGCTTTTAAGTCAAATTCTATCGACTTGTTAAGCGTTTTAATATCGGGTAGTGCATACAAAAGCGGCCCCCGGCCATACCACTCGCCAGCAACCACCGACCATCGGAACACCACCCACGGTAAAAACTCCTCGTCGCGCTCCACAAGTAAATGATCGCCTTTGGTTGCCAAAATACAATACTTAAACCCCATAACCTTTTCGGTTTTTTGCACTCCTCCGACCATATAAGTTGCCGTAACTTCCGCCGGATACATCCCCTCGATCAGTTCGCACTCGTCCATTGGTTTTTGTGCATAAGCCTCTTGCATTTCTTTTGGAATTTTTGCATCGGGCCACGTGTCCATAATGTTTCGGTATTGTACTTTCATTTTTCGAAACACCGTATCCACAGTGTTATCGGCCCCTGTTGCTATGTATAGCTTAGCAATCGGTACCGCTTCTACCAGTAATGGTTGCCTATTTGTGCCGGGGCGTATTAGTAACGCGCCGGTCCCAGCCGCTACGTCATATAACGCTTCGGATACTGCTTGGTCAAACGCCGACGCATGAAGACAATCAAACAACCGATTCTCCATAATTTCTAATTCTTTAAGCACTTTGGGGTCGTCTTGCCCGTCTTCATTTTTCAAAAACATCCCCGCTTTTAACCGAGCCCACTTTTTCATCGGCGGCACCAACACGTTCTGTATATTCGACACAAATTTTTGAGTCCCGTTTACTGCGGTTGAATCAAAAACAACTTGAGCGTTATCCCGTTTAGCACCATTAACCGCTTCGCTAAATAAATTTCGTTGCGGCATACAATACTCATACACTTCTTCATACGTTGAATCCCATTGCTGCTTGCGAGATTCTAGTGTTTTGAACGTCGCTAAAAACTTTTCCTTTACGTTCATACAACGCCTCGCTCAGACGTGGACAACAGCGACCGTCGCCCTAAAGTTCCCCGCCGCAACGCCAATAAAGCGGTAGTATTTTCAAGCGCAATTTTTTCTCGTTGCGCTCGACTTTCTTCTTCTTGCTGTCTCAACTGTTCTTGTTGCATTTCTAATTGCTGACGCTGTACTGAGTCGTCGTATTTTGGTCCGCCGCCACCCATAATTTACCTCCATTTATCACTAACCATCTGTACAATTCGTAAGGGGTAATCGCATAATTAGTTATTCCTAACGCCATTTTCACTATACTAACACACCCCGGTATAATATTTCCAATATGAAACCCCGACTTACAGTCTTTTTCGGTCGTTTCATATTCGACAACTAAATACTTTGGGCGGCTAAAATAAAAATCTAAAACCTCTTCGGCCGTTTGATTTTCGTATAGTTTAGTGTTTATATTAAACCCTGTATAATCAATTGCCACCGTGTGCGGACTGATCGTCCGTAACGCAAATACGTGTTGAATGTTATGGTCTAAAACCTTTTTTAAAATTCGCATGGTCGGGTGTTTAGTAGGACTAATCCGCCGAAACACCACATACCATTTAATTTTTTTCATTTCCATAGTATACTAAAAGATTTTAAACTTGGGAAGGACTGTAGGCTTTTGCATTTTCTCGTTTCGACCTAGCATCGTTTTATGCTCGCCACCGCCTAATAACGCATACTGCAACGCATCGTGCGGGTGGCTAAACCGGTTTTTTTCTGGCTCTAATTTATACTTTGCCTCGCCCCCAACGTTCAACCGCTTATAGTGATACCCACCGTTAAACCCTCGTCGCACCATTGGGGCTTTTTGCCGACTTACCACAATACCCGGCAGGCCATTGCTTGAGCGCAACAGTGGCGACAATACCGCTTCCCTTCGGACTTCAAACTTATTCGATGGTGCTGGACGCACAAACAACTGTTCTTTTTTAAACAGATCAAACGCAGTAACCCCTTGTTGGTCCCTAAAGCCGCCAGACGGGTCACCCCATAACTCAATATTCGCTTGCTTGTATTCCTTGGTTAGATATTTATTAAGATTTCTAGCAAAGTCTTGGAGCGGCCACGTCTCACCATCGGGCGTTAAAAACTCGTCCACTACTCGCCAGCGACCAAATGGGTCTTTCTGAGCAATAACCGCCGACGGGGTAAGCCCAAAGTCCACCCCAACAATCACCGGCAATAGCGAATCATACTTAACATCCGCACTTGAATGCGTGGCGTCCACATAATTATCTCCATATACCGGTTTGCCTTCTTGGATAAACCCATACTTCCCATGCACATACACATCAATCCACTCTTGTGGCTTACCCGCCATCATGTTGTTATAATAACTAGGCGGCAAATTCTCCACATTCTCTGCGCTTTCACTAAGCCCAGACGGTTGATCGAAAAACACCCAGCCGTCCGGGTGCTTAATCTCAGCCATATCGTACCACCAGCTAGAATCATCGGGCGGGTTAGTATCCGCTATAACGCCAAACCGTGTCGGCCATTGCCCCTCAAACCCGTCGGGCTTCTCACGGTGCGACGGATACCGACCCACCCGACCTGTAGCGGCATCTAAAATCTCTTTTAAAATATACCGAGCTTCATTAAACCAAATCATTGTAGCCTCTAACGACAATAATTTTTTAACGTCTTCGGGGCGGTCTAGTGCCAAAAAGATAACTTCCGATTCAATATCGTCAATCTTAATATGATGCGAGATCGGCGGCTTTCGGTTTACTTTCCCAAACACTTCCTCCGGGAACCAATCCAGCCAAGTCTTTAACGTCGTCGTCTCAAGCTCCGGTGCGGTATTTCTCACCACGATATGCCGAGTCCGACGAATCCCATCTCTTGACTTCGCTTGGCTCTTCATCACGACAAACAACTCAAAACACATCCCCACAGACTTCCCAGAGCCAATCGGCCCTTTCACCCCTCGGAAAAAAGCGTCCGAGTTATGAAACTTCGAAAGCGTTGGCGAAGCCTTATAATTTAATTCAAACTTCATTTCTACCCAGCGTAAAACTCATTTGGGTAAGACCACTCCTCCCATTTCTCTTTTATTGTTTCTGGCGGAAAATCTTTAGGGCTTCTTAGGAGCGTATCCCTTACGTAAAACTCTTTGAATTTAGCAAACGGGGATATTGTGCCATTGGCCTCCCTTGGGTAAATGCGATACACTGTAGCGTCCCCCACCGCACGTACGACTAAAAAGTCATCACTAGCCGATACCACTTTGTCCCGCAAATGGTCGGGTATTCGACTGTCGAATAACCACTTCTCCCGCGCAACCAGTTCAAGTATATTTTTGTCCTTCAGCCACCACTGAAATAATTTACTCTTTATTCGCATCTTCTGTTTTTTTAGCCCGTGTGCGCTTGGGCGCGGCAACCTTCGCCTGATACGCTTCCTTATCGTGCGGGTTCAAATTCTTCCACGCCATAATATTCGCCACCGGATTCGGCTCGCCACAAACATCACACTCCCTCAAAACCAAATGCGGATTAACAAAACCCTCATCCAACACGCCGCCATTCGCTTTCGCACAACCAATACAAATAACCTGAATCTTAGACATCTATAATCTCTCCTTGCTCTTTACCAACCGAACCTAAATCAATATTAATATTTATCTGCGTTTTACCTCCCGCATCTTCCACACCACCGTGGCCAGTAAACTTCATCTTATTACTCACCATACTCGCCAACGCTCCCGACACCCTCGAATCCCCCTCCTCAAACCGCTCCTTCAACGACTGCAATACCTCCTCAAACTGCCCCGCCGCAATCTTAGCATCCAACATCACAGCCTTCACATACGTCTTATGAATACTAACCACAACCTCCTCAATATGCGGTTTCTTCATCCACGTCGCCGCCACTCGCTTATCAACCCCAGCCGCTTTCGCCGCCTTGTCCGGGTCCAACGTCTTCTTATACTCCTCTAAAAAAGCAACCTGAGCCATCGTATACGCATAATGCTCCGGTATTTGTACCGGCATACTCTTATCCGCAACCAATTCCACCGGTGGATTGTCCTTATCCGCCTCCTTAAATTTCTTTTTTACACGAGCCATAACGTCCTTATCTATCTTTTTACTACTCTCTTTCATGCTTTAGCTATGGCAGCAGTAAGTGTTGTAGTTCCAAATCTTGTGAGAGTGAGAAGAGTGTCAGAGAAAAAAATGAAAAAAGTTTTTGTTCTCACCACTACCATAACCAAACCCACTGTACCATACACTTTAAACTCCGTCAAGCCTCTAGCTTCGTTAAACTCTTACTGATGCGTTTTAAACTTTACCCTTTTTCGTAAAGCTCAAAAAATTCAGAGGCGGTTTAGATAACGCTATGGCGACAAGTCATTTGGCGGGTACCCCCTCGAATATATGACCCCCCCGGGGGTGTTTGCCACATCGTACGATATTCGTTTTCGTTGTAAACTAAAGCAATTATTAACCTATGTCGCATAATATTTATTATGTAAAGTTTTGCAAAAAAGCCTGTAATGACAAGTAATGCCAGTAATTCCAGTGTCCCATGCACTCTCTATGACCAACAGCTTCCGAAGCGCAAGGGGTAGACGTCTTCCAGCCACTTTAAACCACCTAAACAGCTATCAGAGCGATAATTCTGTATCATTTTGAGCATTTAACACGTTGGCATAACAAAACATACGCTAATAGTATATAATGTTGATTATATGGCTGAATATCGCTATCTCATCCGCATCAGCTACAAGAACCGCGACAGCTTCCAGACTTGGAAGCCAGCGAGGACAGCAGCCCAAGCAATGATTAAGGCCTTGGAAGCCTACAAACATCGTATCAGCCATATCACTAGCTGTTGCGTCATCGGCCAACCGATACCAGTGTGTAAGCGCCGTAGAAAACAACAACAAGCCGAACAGCTTCCAGATCGGGCAGATCGGTACAAAGCTAAAGAGCGTCCGAAGCCGCCAAGTGTATTCGACATTTAGCCAAAAATTCTCCCCCCCTATACAAATACCTACTACAATATATATTTACCTATATTATATATATATATATTCTACTAACTAAATACGTTATGGTGATTTTTTGAAAATTTATTTTTATTTTTATTTTAGTGTATTTTACAACGATTATTGAAAAAAAACAAAAATTTATAAAAAACAGTGTATTACAGGTTTATGTGTAAATGAATATATACAAAATAAAATGATGTATTTTAGCCTATTTTTGTAATACAACCTTAAGCGTAAATTTGTAATACCGTATTACAAGATTACACGTAGTTTTGTAATACGTATATCAGCCGCTAGGCGTGGTTTTGTAATACACAAAATAGGCTAAAATACATCATTTTATTTTTTGCGATTTTTGTATTACGACGCTAGGCGCGATTTCATACATCAAGATTTTTCGATTTGACGACACTGGTCACGGTTGATACTATTGGTTTTGTTGTAGTTTTATTGTAGTTTTATAGTTTAAAATGGAGTAAATGAGAATGGATAAATATAGTGAGTATTGCAAAAAGCTGAATGATGAGTGTGACTGGATGGCCAGAAACTTTTTAAACGTGACTCATACTGATATGTCTATAAAATGGATTGATCACGATTATTATTTTAAAGGCGATAAAAGACAAAGGGATATATAATATATAAAGATAACAAGAAAAATGACAAAAGGGGAACAGTCATATAGCTTCGAATTTGGACAATCGCTTGCCAGTAGTTCCATTTATCCACTTGAAAGAAAAAAACCTACAGAATATGACATATTGGCTTGCTTAACGGCAACTGATCCAGGCCGTCATGAGGAGTTTTGTTGGAATTACGGATATGATGAGGACTCTATTCATGGCCTTGAGCTTTATGAACGTGTCTATGATGAATTCAAAAACTTGAGTAGGCTGTATAGTAGTGAAGAGTTGGCAATGCTAGATGAGATCCGGTAAAAATGCTAAAAATATCTAAAATCAATGGCCGAGGAATTATTGGAAAAATTGGAGGCCCTGTAATGGATAATTGTGCGCGCCTTGCACGATACATTGATCAAGGCGATGATAATGCGTTTGGTGAGTTAGTAAGCGCGTTCACGGGTTGCAATGACGCTGAATGGTACGTTGACAATGTTGCGAACATAGCCTACATATTGTCCGAAACGCTTGAGTATGCTGGAGCGCGGTTGTGTATCAGGGGTTCTGGTAGGGAAATATGCATTGATACGTACAACAAAAGCGTTAGCCCGGGCAAGGGTAGTGACCTAGTGTCTTTCGATTATACGCTAGACGGGCTTGGTATCGATGATTATTGTCGTGAACGCTATGAGGAAACAAGATAATGATAGTAGACATTACCGCAAACGGGTATATCTCTATTTTTGAGTATGAGGATAGATCAGATCAATTATTCAAAAGATTATACATTGATTACACGTTAACGGAAGCAAAAAAGTTATTTAAACAAGAATTCAAACAATTTAAAAAGGAATCCAAACAATGCTAAAAATATCTAAAATCAACGGCCGTGTATGGCTTAAAGTGTTTAATGAGACTGGCTTATTGTATAGCGACGGCGATTTTCAGTCAATTGGTGAAGCTATGGTTGTCGCGGCTTATTATTTAAATTAATTAATTAAAATAGGAGAAAAAACAAAATGAACATACAGACACGCGCTTATAACTTAAAGAATTTAAATTCCAGATTTAAATTCACCAAGAAAGACGTTGGCCAGACGCTTGAAGACCTTTACAACGCTACCGAGGATCCGGACTTACGCGACAAGCTGGCCTTGCTTTATTCAACAATGACACCAAAGACGCCCGTGAAAAACAACCCGTTGGCTTGGGTTGCAATTGCTACGGATCCAAAATGCGATCGCAATATGTTTGACAAAATGCTTGTTACTAGGGGCTACGCTATCGGTTGCGACGGCTATCGAATACATGCCTATAAATTGCCGGCCAGCCAAGCGGCTGATCTTGAGGGCCAGTGTATCGACGCTAACGGCAACATTTTAGATATCAAAAACAATATACCGGTTGATCACATGTTAAAAATGCTTATTGAAGATGAGTACCCGCTAACGGATACGTTTGATCTATCAAAATGTACCGTAGTGGCTGGGGGGTTACTAACTAAAACTTCCGTTGAAGACAATCAATTTTTTGATCTGGAATTGTTCGGCCAGAAGTGCCGGTTTAACAAAAAAATGATTGAACAAGCCTTTAATGGCCGGCAAGCTGTCAAGGTATGCACAATAAATGAATTTAACGGCCAGCAAGCAGTAAGGTTTATGTTAAGCGATACCGAGACAGCCGTTGTTATGCCGGTACGCATTCGGTAAATAGGGAGTCAACAAAAATGATAAACGAAAAAAGCACAAAGGATGAAGTTTTAGAAGCGGTGAAGCATAAGGGGTATGCGTTGGAGCATGCGAGTGAGGAATTGAAGGGTGATCGTGATGTTGTCATAGAAGCAGTGAAACAGGCTGGTTGGGCGTTGCGGTATGCGAGTGAGGAATTGAAGGGTGATCGTGATATAGTCATGGCAGCGGTGAAACAGGCTGGGCGTGCGTTGTGGTATGCGAGTGATGAATTGAAGGGTGATCGAGATGTGGTGTTGGCAGCGGTGAAGCGTAACGGCCTTTGGTTGCAGTATGCCAGCGAGGAATTGAAGGGTGATCGAGATGTGGTGTTGGCAGCGGTGAATGAAAATCCATATGCTTTTAATTATGCTAGTGATGAATTACAGGCCGATCCTGAGATAGTTGCCGCGGCTTATTATTTAAATTAATTAAAAAGGATAAAACAAAATGATAAATGAAAATAGCACAAAAAGTGAAGTATTGGCAGTAGTAAAGCAAAAGGGGTATGTGTTGTGTTATGCAAGTGAGGAATTGCGGAATAATCGGGATGTAGTGCTGGAAGCAATAAAGCAGTATGGGTATGCGTTGTACTATGCGTCTGAGAAATTGCGGGCTGATCGTGAATTTGTACTGGAAGCAGTAAAGCAGAATGGCTTGGCGTTGTATTACGCTAGTGATGTATTGAAAGCTGATCGGGATGTTGTTATGGAAGCAATAAAACAGGACGGGCGGGCATTGTATTATGCTAGTGATGTATTGCGGGCTGATCGTGAGATAGTGCGGGAAGCAATTAAACAAGATGAGTATGCGTTGATGTATGCAAGTGATGAGTTAAGAAAGGAATTAA